ATCATAATATACTGAACTGATACTATTAATTTCATCCTGGTTGCAATAATACGTTGCAAACTCTGTCCAGTCGATAATCGCTTGTTGACTATCAAACTTCCCCAAGTAATCAATAGCGCCATGATTACCAATGGTTAATAATCGTAATATTAAATATTGTCTTTCCAGTGAACTATAACTTCCGCCATAAAAACTAAACAACTGTTGAATATTTTTGTGATCAGCAAACCAAGACGATGATGGTAGTTCGGGGATGTTAGCAAACCACTGGGGCCAGTAGTCAGGAGAGTGGGTGAAAAAACATTCATGTATTTTAAAAGATTTCACCCTCATTGTATCACAGTACTGTTGCCACCAACTGCTAGAACCTAAATGATGCGTTTGTACCAAGATGATGTTTTCAATATTTGCACATTTGCGCCGAAGCCATTGATGCAAAATAATTACTAGTTCCGACGGCATTACTTCGTCGTACAAGATGACCAGGCACTGATCAAAAGACTTTGCCCAATTATAATCTCTGAACATTTGATCTAGTGCTTGTTCAACATACAAATCTTTTGGTTCCATTGCTGGCGCGCTGGCAAGTATTTCGAGCAGTTGGGTGCCGATAACTCCGACTAACTCATACTTGTGCTTTATACCAAACATTAGATCAACTCTGTTACTTGTAAAAATTCCAGTGCGTCGTGCAGCAGATCTATCTGCCTGCGGCAGTCTTCTAGCGCATGATGGCTAGCGGGATACTTGTTTAAAGCAGGGCAAAGGCTGTACACAGTTCGGGAGTCTCGTACCGAATAGTACTTCCAGGGCATGTTGATGTTGTGGCTCTTGTAGGCGTGCTCCAAGATAGTAGCATCAAAAGTTGGCCCGTTCGCCCAAAAATGTTTGCTTTGCCAAATCAGCACGCCCAATTCCTCAAGGGCTTGTGCCAAGGGAATGCGGCCTTCTTCGCCAAATGCTTCATCTTTGGCAGCAGCAGGTTGTGTTGCCCACCAGTCAATAGTGCTTTGCTCGATATTGCGATCAGGCTGGCTATCAATGCTGATGCGAGCATAGTAAGACCTAAGATCTTTGTGTGGCCGCCTGACCAACGGATCAAAGCACTGGGCCGCAATAGTTAAAATACAGGCGCCGGGGCCTGTACCGCAAGTTTCAAGGTCTATCATAATATCTGCCATGCTGCATTATAGCACAGACAAGTGATAGAATCAAATTGATTATTAACCGATCACTAGAGTTAAGGGCTGCGATCCATCTACATACAGGTACAGATCTGCAACACATCTATCCATCATGGCTTGGCCTTCTGATTTCATAGCTGTGCCGTTCAAGGTGCCGCCGCCTTGTGGACCAGCAATGGTTCCGAACTTTTCACGAGCTTCACCGATAATGTACTTGGCTGCACCCACCATGTGATCCCGCACCCATTGGCTGATCTGGAAGTCAGCTAACATTGTGATTTCGGGTTTGAGATTATAGGTCCAAAGCAACACAACTTCGCCAGTGCCTTTGGGGTCACGTATTAACTGTAGTCGCTTGGTTACTGGATTCCAGGTGTAGTTGATATAACCACCAAACATTCGGGCTGCCAGTTCAACATACTGCTGATAGAAGTCATATGTGGCCAGGCCGCCCTGAGCGTTAAAGTTCATCAGGTACACATTCAGCGATGCTGCGCCAAACGGGTCAAAGCTGTTGGTGCCACCGCCAGTGCTTAGGCCGATGGTACGTCTAAAAATTTGCCGTACTTGCACAATTTCTTGCGGTAGGGTGTATTCATTAACGTCATTCAAGAGCTGCATAAAACTATAGCTCTCTTCGTAAGCATTCTGTGCCCGCTGTCGATACACACCTATGGTGCGTTGATATGCTGCTTCGTAGTGTGCAGGATCCAGCTCAATGTCAACAATCAGACTACCGAGCTGGAGTTGCACATATTCAATTAGCTGTTTTTTTAGCGGATCAAGAGTTTGGTTAGACATTAGGGGGATTCCATTCCCCCATATTTACCAAGTCTTGAGTATGATCAGATTCTCAGTGCCGCGGCCATTAAACGGAGTCTCTGTAGCCCGGATCTCTTTAAAGTACTTTCGAGATGCCGGCTTGCCGCCTGCGAGCAAGGCTTTGATCTGCTCAGCTGGTTTGCGCAGAGTCTTTTGTGTGGTCTCGCTTGTGCCAAAGCCAATAATGGAGTTGTTCTTGATAGTGAACGTACCAATATGCGGGTCTGCAACCACGTGAATCAGCTTGCGTTTTTTCTCGTCAAACAACCAGGCCTCACTGCGAGCCAGCAGCTTGGTGGGATGCTCGCTAACCAGTTTGAGATCAGGGAGTTCTTTCAAATACTTGAACTTGGCCACTTGCTTCTCAGGGCTTACTGCCTTGGCTGCTCGAGGTTTGCGCTCAACTTTCTTGATCTGTACATATGCATTACAGTCATTAATCACTGTCTCAGCAAACTTGATAAAGTTGCGCAGCTTGATCTTGCCCAAGTGAGCATATGCTTCAGTCAACTGTGCATCCTTGCCCGCAGCCGCTGCTTCAAATTCCTCCAGTCGGCGTTTCCAAATATCAGCAATGTAGCCGACCTTTTGTGGTGCTACATTCTTTCCCCGGATCAATGAGATTGGCTTGTAGTCCGCACTCATTTTAGCGCCTTCTGCCACAAAGTCATCAAACACACCTTCCAGCTCGCCGGCACATTCCACAACCTTTTCGTGTAGTCGGTCCTGTATGTTGGGCCGGGGCGCAGCAATTTCAACTACTTCGTCCTGCTTGTGGTCTTTTGCTGTCAAGCAGTCAGCAATCAGCTCTTCTAATTTTTCTTGCTCTTGAGCAGTAAGCTCCAGGCCCATCATGGTCATGCGACACAGCCAGCCCGTGGTCAAGCGGATTTGGTTATCGGGCGCGGTACGAATCTTGCGTCCTTCGGCCTTGCGTCCCTGTGATTCAAGGTACACAGCAATCATGTCCTTGGCTTCCTTCTTGCCGTAGAAATAATTGTACCAATTGAACGCGGCGCTCATTGAGCTAGTGCGGGTGTCTGTGGGTTGCGTTTTCCAAATTGGCTCTTCGCCCACATGTTTGGTATCTGGGCTGCGCGGATTCAGCTGCCTGGGCATAGCTACAACTTTCATAGGACTCCTTAACATTATCTAGTAATTATAGCATCAATTGAATTTATGGTCAACCGGCCCTATAATTGCGCCACCCGTCAAAATTGCCTTCCCTGCGACCTTTTTCTCTGTGACAGATTGGGCAAAGTTCTTGCAAATTTGTCAACAAGTTGTCATTAGGATCGCCGTTGATGTGATCAATCTCGGTCGAGACTTTCAATCCTTGCGCTTTAACACTTTCCCAATTAATAACGCAGGAAAATCCCAATTTGCCTTCTATATTAGAACATCGTCCAATCTTGAACGGTGTCACACCCGGGGCATGAGGCCATTTACCATAGCTGGCCGCTTGACAGTGACCGCAATGCACTCGCCACCCGCCAGGGTCACTAATAGTGCCACTAGTGACTATTACAGGCTTATCACAGCCATGATTAACACAGGTTGGTCGAAAGTTTGAGTTTGCTGCCATAGCTCGCTTTTATTTACTCTACACCAGTATTATACTATCAATCAAATTTATGGGCAACCAGCCCATAAATACTAAACTATGCCAAGACTGTCACTTTACCGCCCACAGAAAACCAACGATTACAAGTTTTTCGATCGTACAATTTCCGAGATGTACACTGTAGGTGGTGTTGACATTTACATCCACAAGTACCTGGGACCGCGGGCCGGCATAGGTGACTCGGCTGAATCTGGCAACTACGATGCTACCCAACCCGACTACACCACCGAGAACCCGCTGAACATTCAGGACTTGTTCTTGCTGGAGAATCGAGATCGGGCGTATGATCCCGATGTTTATCAACAGCGCGGTGTTTACCGCATACAAGATGTTGACTTTGATTTGACTCAGTTTGGATTGTTTTTGAACAACGATACCTTGTTCATCACGTTCCATTACAATGACATGATTGACACAATTGGTCGCAAGCTGATGTCCGGCGATGTGTTAGAAGTGCCAAATCTCAAAGATCCAGATCCGCTCAACGCAGCCATATCTCGGGCACTGCCCAAGTATTATGTTATCCAGGATGCCTCGTATGCCAGCGAAGGCTTTAGCCAAACTTGGTTACCGCACTTGTGGCGTGTCAAAGCAACACCACTAACCAATGCACAGGAGTATCAAGAGATTTTAAACAAGCCGCTGATAACTGAAAACATCTGGGACCCGGGTGCATTTTGGACCCAAGGAACTGTTGTTAATGACGGGAACCTGTATTATAAAGCTGCACAGGATGTGCCACCGGGTACCGCAATTTCAGACA